AATTGATTGTTACGCTTGATTCTATGATATCAAATTTAGCGCCTGTACTTGTGAGATAAGCGCCGTAACTCATTAAAAATTGTGACACTTCTTGTGCTGTATAGAATGTAGTGCCATATGGAACTAACTGTACAGTATCTTTATAGTCGCTTGCAACCTCAACTGTAACATCTTGTATTGTGATCTTTTTAGTGTTGCTATTTTTTATAGGTACTAATGTTTTGAAGTAATTGGTTGTTTGACTATTACCGAATACTTTATATCCATCATCTACTAATTGTACAACGACGGCACTGTAAATCAGTCTATCATATGGTTGATTTTCATATAATAATACTTGATAACTTTCGTCAGGAATTAATAGGCTTGCATTCTTAGATCCTGGAGTACCCTTTTCAACAAAGAATTTTAGTAATGTCTTATCACTAAATCCTGCTAATCTGTATACTAACCTTACATCTAAATTCTTTAATAATTTTTCTATGTTATCAGTAGCATTGACTCCTAATTGCTTTTCAAAGTCAACTATCCAGTTGATATATGAAGTCTTTGCGGTACCATTACCATATATTTTTATATCGGCAGGAACTAAATGAGTTCTATTATTAATTAAGAATTGATTGAATTCAATATTATATTTGTAGTTGTCTAAATCTACACCAAGATTAAAGAAGTTTGCAGGCTTCAATAATGCTTGTAATCTCATTAAATCATATGGCCAAGTTGAACTGCGGCGATAACTAAATTCAACAGGTGCTACGTCACCTATATTCCAATCACGTTGGAAAGTATTTGGATTATAGTTACCGACTAATGCAAATAATGGATTAATTAATTCGCCTTGATCATTTACAGGTAATATATTCAACAATCCTGGACGCTTATAGATGTCAATTGTTATTGGATTGCCGTTATTATAATCAATACCATTTTCCATATCTTGCCACAATATCAAGTTGTCGCTAGTGTATGGAGCAGGACCATAACGTGTTTCCCACCAATCGGGTTTGTTGCTATAACCAATCATTTCCCATGGTGTTAAGTTAGGAGTGCTGGTATCAAAGTAATATGTGTAGATACCTCTCCAATTACCTTGTAGAATTAAACTATTATTGAGTTTATTTCTACTATTCTTATAATTGTATGTGTACTCATTATTAGTTAGATATAATTGTGTTTTATAGTCCAATCTATTTTGTCCAATCCAATCTAAGAAGTTGCCACTATACATATCCAACCATTCATCATAGTTGATTGTATTACTTCTAAAATAGCCAGGAATAATATCAGCAGCAACGATAGGTATTGTGCTGCTTAACTTTAAGTTATTATAAACTCTAGTTTCGTATTCTAATAACACTTGATCACGATAATCTATACAACCCAATATTGGATCATAATCACCGTATAATTTTGTATAACTGCCATCATGACCAACTATAAAGTAAGTTGGTTGATTATATGAACTGTCTAGTGTTACATGCGGTACAGTTGCAGGATATAATCCTAACTTAGTAGGTGTGTTTGGAATGTAACTACCATATGTTTGATTATATTCTTTGACTATAATCTTATCGCCATTTAGTAAGTCTTTTGTTACTACAAGAGACGGACTTTCTGTACTAATAATATAATCAATATTTTTAATAAGTTGTTGCGTTACTGTAGTACCTTGTAATTTTGTCTCCAAATATACTAATACACCTTCATAATTAGCCGTATCAAAATTATAAATTTTGCTTAGTGGGAATGTTGATGTGTCAATATTGTTAAAGAAAGTATATGTGTTTATTAGATACGGAGATTTGTTAGGTATCATGTCTGACCAAAAGAAAGGCATCTCTTGGTTTTTGACACTGGTAATTTGATCTAATGCGTCATCTAATAATTGACTTGGATTAAATCTTTGTTGCCATGCAATCTTGTTTGCTGTATCTATTAATAATGATTTAAATTTAATATATTCTCTGCTATTAAACTTCAATGCATCAAATAAATTATGTTCTGATTGACGTAAGAACGCACCGGGTAATACAAGACTTGCACTATTTTGTATAATGCGATTACCCCATGGTACAATATTACCTAAATCTCTGGTATTGTTAGGACCAAATACTACACCTGTAGTATCAGGATTGTTATAGAATATGCTTTGATAATGACCGCGTATATCACCTATATCTACCGTAGTTACGTCACCGTTAAATGGATTGTTACTTAAATTAATAGGTACAGTATAATATGCATTATTACTTGTTTGATTACTTAATATTGCTACCTGTATTACTGTTTCATTCATACCGGGTATTTGTACTGTAACGTTAGTAAAATTACTACCGTTTTCTACTGTGTAATCTGTTTCTGCGACTAATATATTATTGTTATTATAAACTTCAATACTAGGCCAAATAGTGTCTGATACATTAAGTTGTCCTACATCACATGATACCGTGTAGAAAATTTTGTCCCCTGCTTCAAACTCTATATCTGTGTCCGGAGTATAATTAAATGTGAAAATTTGATATTGAGTGCTTGGTGCTACCGCTGTTTGCCATCCTATCAAACGTTCAAATTCAGTTCTTGACGTAACGTTGTAAACATAACCGGTATTCACATACTGTGTTTCAGTAATATTTTGTTGTAATCCAGTTACATAATTAAATGTATCGGTGTTTAATGCAACTTCAAATGTGATATCACCTACGTTATTAATACTGCTATAAGTAACCGGAAAACCTAAAACAGTATCATTGATACCATTTTCATTTAACTTATATCTGAATAATTCATTACCGGTAAATGTAGTACTTTCATAGAAATCTTCATTACCAAAACTTATACCGTTTTCATCATACACATCAAATTTTGGCGGTTGATTGACTGTAACCTTTTGTTGTGCTTGTATAAAGTTTTCACCGTTGTAATAAAAACTAGTACCTTGATATAATTGTCCGCGCAATACAGCAAATTGGTCATTGGCTTGTATGTCGCCGTCTAGTGCTTCTGTTAATGTAATGATAGGATATGATCCGGCTATAGTTGTGCTATAGTTTGCTACATAAATTTTATTTTTAACTAATGGATTTGATTCATTAGCAAAAACAATTCTTGCTCCGGGAAACAGTAGTAAATCACTATTATTTTTTGTATTAGCAACAAATGATATTACACTTGATCCGGGTATTGAACCAGTAATAATAGTTGGCAATGGATAGATAACTTTAATAGTATAGGTGTCTGTGCCTTCTATGCTTATAATTCGTGTGTTAGCAGGCAATTGGCTAATTTCATTTTGTATTTGATCATTAATATACATGCCTACAGATAATGTTCCGTTCACTGTATCGGCAGGTATATAAATGTTTGTTGAAGTAAGTGATAATGAAGTTCCGTTACCTTGTGTTGCTAGTCCTGTGCCTACTCCTGGACCAGTTGCAGTAAAGTTTCTAATATAAGCTTTACCAGTACCACCTCCCGGAACACTTGTTACAGGGATAAACACATCCCCTACTTTATAAACTACGTCTGTGGTGCCTGCTGCTGTATTCCAATTAGCCTGAGTTGTAGTTCCTAATGATTGTATAATATATTCAGTTGCTGGGACAGTCGTTAATGAGGTAATACTATCTAAACTACTACCAATATTTTCCCATAGTGTATTACCTAATTCTGTTATAGTATAGGGTAGTCCTGATATCAAGGTGTTGGAATTAAATTCGCCGGTATTTTGTGCTGTGAATAGTGTTTTACCTGCTTGACCGCCGCCGGAGCCTACAATTTCGCCGCTGTATACAGCGGTAAATATACTCCCTACATTATATATAACCCCTATTGTTCCTGCGATTGCGTTCCAATCGGTTGCACCTAAACTTGTAATTACATATTCTATGCCGGGTACAAATTCACCTTCTACAAATACCTCTACACCTAATTCTAACCAACTAGCAGGGTCTGTTGTACCAATACTTAAAATTCTATATTGTTGTCCTACTAGATATTCTCCTATATTAACTGTTGGGCTAGCACTTATGCTTGCTTCTACAGTATAATCAGTATAAGTTTCTACGTCAGGATAAAATGCAGCCTGTCCCGCAACACTTGAAAATGCATCTGTGGTTCTAGTGTCTATAAAATCAATTGATGATTTAGCGACAGTACCGCTGTTGAATAACTTTAAGTTAGGATAAAATTCAATGATAGGTCTTTTTGCTTTATTAATAGTGTTAGCATAAGTTGTTAAAATATTTGGATCATTATTATATTCAGATGTTGCTTTTATTACATCACTATGGAACCAACGATTGCTGCGTGACCATGCATTTTTGTTAATACTATTTCTAGCAATTGTTATATAATCTTGATTTTCAGGTATAAACAATGCTGCGTCAAAATTACCTATATCAAAATTTGTGGTATCATAAGGCAATGATGTTTGTGTAGTAAAACTTTCTGGAACAATTAAACTTTCTACAGGAATCAATTCAATTGCAGTGCCTACACCTTGGACATAATACTGTCCAGTTAAATAACTTCTAGGTATAACGTCACCGTCAAATTCAACCTTTAATCCGTTTGTAAATACAACACCGTTAGTTGATGTAAAATTCTTTTTACCTAATATTTGTGTATTGACATTTAATGTGTTTAACGTATTGCTTTCAATTAAACGTATCACGCCAACTTTATTTGGATTTGTACCATCCTGATAATACAATATATCTAATGGCGCAGAGATATAAGGATATTGTTCAATAAAACCATCTAGATTTTTAAAGAAATTTAATCCAATGTATTGTGTACCAAATTGCGGAGTAATTTTTTGTTCAGTGGGTATCAATCCTGCAGGGGTTAATTTTAATATAGGATCTGCAATATCACCCACATATGTGATAGTAAAGAAATAATCATTAATATTAACATAAAGACCCTGTTCAAACAATCCCTGATTTTTAGTGACTGTCATACTACCTGAGTCTGCGGAACTAGGAATATATGTAGGGCCTCCTAAAATATTGCTTATAGTAATAGTATTATCTAAGGTATTAATAGATTTAACATAATAAATTACCGGACTATAAACTCTTGCAAATCCAGTGCCAACTGCCGGACCTGTAGCAGTAAATATTGTACCTACTCGAATGTCATAAACATCCATATTAGTATTAGACACAGTTTGTACATTGTTAATTATATAGGTATCTTTATTAGTCGTCATACTAATATTGTTGTCATACCCTATAATTACTGTGCCGGGAGCGACACCGGGGCCTACTATAGTTTGTCCAATACTAAATGCACCACTAACTAGATTTTCAACTATTAATAAATTACCATTAATTTCAGCATTTATAATAGCATTAGACTCTACCCCTGCTGATATCCAGTCAGTATTTCCTAAAGAATTAATAAAATATTGAGATCCGGCTTCCAAATCGTTACTAGAAAAAATAGGGAAATTGGTTGTTCTATAAGATTCAAGACCCCCAAAACTAATTCCACTAAATTGTATTCCTGTGCCGATTTCTAAATCATCAACATTATCTAATGTGATGTTTCCAAACAAATCTATCTCTGTAGCCGCAGTTGTTAACAACGGAGTGAAGTTATCATAATTTACATCATATGTTCCTTCACCATAAAAATTAGAAACATACCCTACTTCATTTGATATATTGGTATTGTAGAACATAACTGTTCTACCATTTAAGGATGTGACCCCATCAATATTATTAATATCTGCTAATCTTGCACCATTTAATTGATTAAATGATCGTGTGCTTACAACCCCTACAGGGTTATTGCCGGGATAGTTATATTCATCTTGGGCATTTTTTTGTGGTACATTAAAAGTAATTACGTCTTTGCTTGAACCATTATTGCTTACACCGTAGACATCACGAACATATAAATTAGTTTGTGTAGGGCTATATCCTGTTACACCAGGAGCACCTTGAATCCAAAATTGAGTATCCTGATTTACATAAAAATTATAAGTGCCGCCGCGTATTAATGTGATGGTAGGATTATCTGCGCCGGCGCCTGCGCCCACTGCTCTGATATTATAACTGTTAGGCAGGCTTTGTACAATATATTCATTGTTTAAGAATACTGTGTCGCTAGCAACAATAACTGCAGGTGGACCTTCTGGCAACCAGTAGTACTGGTTGTAGTTAATAATCATGTCAAGATTAGTAAAACTATCCCAACTATAAAATTGACTGTTGAATAATTTACTATTGTCTGTAGTTATACCACCCTGCAATTTTAATGCGTCTAATAATCCAGGATAACTTATGAAATCTTTGGCTACTGATTCATTATCTTTTAAAAACGTAATACCGGGTTCTAGTTGATAATCGGCTCTAGTTTTTGTGGGTTCTGTTACATAATAGTCTTTAGCATCAATACCATAACCAAACTTACTACCTACATAACCTTGTATTTTTCTTGTTAATGGTGGATTGACTAATTGATCCAAGGTAGCCGCAAGGAATTGGCTGTTGGTTGATGTTTGAAATATCTGAGGTAAAAAATCTAAAGTGCGTATTCTAGTCATTTTATGCTATTTGTAATTCATTTGGTGTTAATGCAGGTATTACTAAAATGTCATTTGCTGTTGCTGCATTTACAAAAATTTCATATGGGCTACATTTAATTTCATATAATGTTCCAAAAGGCTCTGCTGGATTATTAGGTACTAAAACTGTAGAACTTATTAACTCTCCTAACTGACTATGTAAGTACGCGCTGAGTTCGCTAAAGAAAAAAGTATCTCCAAAATTCCAACTATTAATATCAAAATATTGATTCATAGTTGTTAAAACGGCGCTACGTATTTCACTATCACTAGCGGTAGTAGTTGAGTTTTTAATAACTTTAATAGTACCTCTTAATGCTGGCGCTGCTTTAGGACCAAATAATGGCTTAAACACTACACTATTTAATACCACACTGTCACTCAACATTTTGTAATCATTTACTTTATTGTAACTTGCTGATAATTCTGCAATTGTAGGCCTGCTAGGTTCAGGGATTGTATTTGTTGTGTCTTGTATGTAATTTTGATATTGTGTATAGTATGCCTGAGTTACAACATAAAGATCAACAATGTTTGTTGTTGCTGGATCAATTCGTGTTGTGTTACTACTGTTGTGTCTATACTGGAAATTAAAACCCTGACGACCATATTTTATTGAATATTCTGGTTGGGCAACAAGTGTATAAAACGGTGTTCTAATTGTTGTATCTTGAACTGTTTTAAAGAAAATATTACTACTATATGCATAAAATAATTGTCCTACAGGATAATCATATTTTACTAATTCAATTTGTTCTTCTGTAGCATATTGATATATGATATCTGTTGACGGCACAATTTCTAAACGTGTTAAATTGATAGCGTCTTGTACTGTTCTAAAGAATACGTATTTGCCTATGTTGCTGCTACCATTTACCACCCCAGTTAAATTATAGAAAAAATCTGGGTTCAAAATTAGTTGTTTATTATTCACATCTGTAGCACTAACTTCTACTTCAAAATCATTAATATAACCATCACTTTCTACTGTTTGACCTAATATATTAACTTTATAATCCCTACCTAGCGCAGATGATGATCCGGGTGCAGTATTAATACCTAATACATTAATAAAATCTTGTAAAATTTTTCCACTAAATGGATCATAAACTATTTCATTAACATTATATGTAAATCTTGTATCTGCAACACTACCAAAATAATATCTTAATGATCTTACTAAAATTTGATATCTGCGATTTCCCAAACTGGTAAATTTAACAAACCAATTATTATCATTATAAGGTCTTATAGTCCATCTATCTTGGTTAACAAGTAAAGAATTATTAAACACTAATGTAAAATCTTGTTCTAATTCTGTCTTTACAATACTTTCTTGAATGTTGGCTATGCTTATAGAATTGTCAAATACTGGAATGATTTGATATAATATACATCCGGATGGCACATAACCATTTAATGCGACGGGACCGTTTCCATTACTAAAATTACCTTCTCCATTATTACTACCATCACCGATAACATTTAATACTGTAGTCCATAATGTTGTAGGATTATTACCAGGCAAGCCTAATACTAATCTATTATTACTATCAAAATAATAACCAGTTGGAGCAACAAATTGTAGCATTGCACCCTTAGTAATATATTTTGTATTAGTTGTACTGAATATACCTACTTGTACCGGTACTTGCAATGTTAAATCTAAATTATAAAAATATCCGTTTTCACTATTTGCATCTACCGTACTTGTTTTCCAATATACTACATTTGTACCGGATGATGGCAATGTAAATCTTTTATACCAAGAACCTTCTTGTGTACTTGTTTGATTAATATAATATTGATTGGCGCGGTTTAATCCTAATGCTCCCGCTAATGTATCGGCAAAAAAGTTAATAACGTCACTATTATTGTTAATAGTTAAATCAAGGACAATATCTTCATTATTTTCCCAAATAGCACCGTCATCACCAAAACTATTGATGCTACTATATTTGCCTGTTGGGTCAAGTAAATCTAAATTCTTTGATACACCAATACTACTACGATTAATAGCCTTTGATTTAATAATTGAACTGTATAATGTATACGGGAAATTGTTATAATCTTCACCATTAACCATACGATTCTGTGTATAGTAACGTGTAGGTGCGCGTTGCTTGATGCTTGGTAGACTTTCACGTGCCTGTGCATTGCTGACAGGTTGTGTTAATGTTAATCCCAATGTTAGTGTTTCTGCACGGCCTTCGCGTGTAATATATGTAAATGCAACTGTTATACCTTGCATTTCATTTGGATCTATTGTATATGTAAGTCCATTACTTGCACGAACGTATGATCTAAAAGTTCCCACGGGAATGTTACTGAAAACGCCATCACCGAAATTATATGTAACTTGATCGTTGAATCTTGAACTTACACTGAATATACTTTTCTTGCTTGATTCAGTTTGTAGGTAAGCATCAGCATAAACGTTATCAACTTTTTCCCATAAAATTCTTGTATTGTTATTTGTGTTTAATTGATATAACCATGTATCAGTATTGTTAACACCTTGAATATTAATAGGTACTGCTTGGTTAGCGATCTGCTGTTCTAGTACAAAATCAAAATTAACTAATGACCCTTGTTTAAAATAAAAGAAATAGCCTGTATTTGCACTAGCAAAGCCCAGCCTATCATTTCTATAAAGCATATTAAATTTGCCGGTTGGGGCAGGGGGAATTTCATATAATGAATCACTGTCTACACTTGTAACGCTTACTAATTCAAAGCCCATACTAGTGCCATCTACTGAAGTAGTAAACGGTACTATAGGTAAACTATTACCGGGTATTTGTATAGCATACTCTGCTGTTAAAATTCCCAATAAGTCGCTGACGTTACCCGGTCGTCCTACACGCTGACTGCTTATTAACGCCGAGTTTATGATTGTATTAAACTGCTCAAACCAATTGGGGTTAGCAGGATCATTCCAAAGTATAATAGCATTACTTAAATTAATACCATTATAGTCTGTAATGTTTTGTGTTGTTTGTATGCTTGTAACTTTTAAATAACCTTCAGCACATAGATTACGTTTCGGGGTATAACTTACTAGGTTTGCTAACTTAATTACGCTATCACGGCGTTCCGCAGTGTCTATAAAGTTTTCACGCGCATTTAAATCATTTCTAAAGGCAAGACCTTGACCCATGAATGCCATAACGTCAAGCAATGCGATAAATTCGCTTGATTCAATATAGTCATTGTAGGTTTCTGGATAGTAAGTACGTAGGTAATCTATAAAACTCTTACGTAATGTTTCGTAATCATAACTACGGAAATCAACTTCACGAAAGGTTTGGTAGATTGTTTTCCAATCATTTACACCGAACAATGCTGCTTGTCTAGAACTTGTAGCCATGATTTCTCTCGTAATTCTAGTATTTATCTATCCGAAAAAACCAATTTTTTAAGATTATACTACGCTGGCACTATTACTATTTGCATTAAAAAATACGCTTAATAGTTGCGTTTGATTGAAGGGTGCTATTGATAATTCCATTTCTACTAATATGCCATTTTGCTGCGGATATGCGTTGACATAATTAATCATTAGTCTAGGGTCCTGACTAGCGATTCTGCGTATTTCTTCTTCTAATGCCATTTGTACGTCTTGTACGTTTGGATCAAATACAAACCCCCACATGGTTGTACCGTAGTCCGGTTGTCCGACTTTCTCACCCTGACGTATGTTAAGAGCGTTGATAAAGTCTTGTACCACTAATCTTTCATCAACCAATCTATACTTTTTACCCGCGATAATAGGGTTTGTGATAGACCCTACACCGCCCTGATAACCTGTACGGACATTTGTTGATCTGGGTTTGTTGGCATTGATTGTGCTAAATCCTATGTATTGTGGCATAAACTTATTTATTATCTAATTTAGGCGATGTTTCTTACCGCAAATTCCGGAAATTCTTTATAAAGATCATCAAGTTGTTTTTTAATTGCCGCACGTTCTTTAATTTTTGCTTCATACTTTGCTTTTAATCCATTGACTATGCTTGATCCTTGCGGCAAGTTGTTAGCGGCAATCGCATATTCTTTATATGCCACCTGAAACTCGTCATCTTTTTTCTTGAATGCATCTTTTAACTCTTTTTGTTTAACTATAAATCCTTTTCTTTCTTCAGTCGTACTTTCTATTTTTGCTTTTGCTGACTCACTTACACCTAAATAATTAGGTTCAGGTATACCAGGATCATTCATAGCATTTCTTAGTTCATTTGCTATGGTTTCTCTATCTGGTACGGTGTTAACACCAGCACTAGGTGATTTTAATCCTAACCCTGCTGCTGCTATTGACCCTGCTGCATTTTGCAATAATGCTGCT